AAAAAGAAATATGAGCGAAAGAACACTACAATGTGTATCATGCGACTCTGAATACACTATAGAGTATGATGAGGATGCAGTAACGGGCAAAGATTGTTATTGCCCGTTCTGCGGTCATATGTATGACTTTGATGATGCTGAAGAAGATGATTCCTGGAATGAGGAAGAAGACTAAATAGACAATATATCTCAATTCAGAGAGAGAGAGAATCATGGACGATACATCAATTCAATTTAGACTTCGTTTAGCCCAAATCAACGGTATCAAGCTGGATGAAGCAGAACAAGAGTTTGGACGCAAACCATTTAAAGCTGGTCATGTAGCACAGCATATTGATGATGAAGGTAACAAACATACTTTGTCAACTCGTAGCGACTCTGGGGATAAAGTTTACTATAGTAAAACTTTTGCTAATGGTAAAACAGGCAATTCTCACAAGGGAATGAGTCCTATTTACAGCTCTAAAGAAAAAGCCATGGCAGATTTCAATAAGCATGTAACCAATATGCAAGAAGCCCAAGACGCATCAAGGACTATTGATAGACAGTTTGAATATAATCTAAAGAAAGAACGGGCATCTGTGCTAGGTATGTATCATTCAAAAATGGCGAAATATCTTTCACGAGGTGATTCAAGTGATGAAGCACATGAAAGAGCGACAGCAGACGTTGCAGGAGAACATGGTCTATCGGGATTAGAACATCTTGACCACCATTATGAGACTATGACTGGATCCAAAGCTCCTGGTTGAGGTTCTTAAGAAAACAAATAATTAGAGAGAGAATCATGGACGACACATTAAATCAATTCAGACGCCGTTTGGCACAGATCAATGGTGTCAAGCTAAATGAAGCGCCTTTGACAAAGCGGGCGCTGGGCCGCGCGGTGCAGAAGCGCCAAGAATTGCTTTATAAACAGCATGTTGAAAAGATGAACAAGGAAGGCATGGAACGCTCATCTGCTATACAGTTATACCATGATGAAATGAGAAACAATACTAGAAACGGTTTATCAGGCTTTCATGCACATAAAGAAGCCATGAAAGCAGTCGAAAATGAGCATGGTAAATCGGGGATAGTTCATCTGCACCGTCATTTCAATGAAATTCACCACCGACCAGAGGAAGACCCCAAGCCAGACGAACGGGACGAGCTGGATAAACACGTGTTCGAACCCCCATACGACGACCCAGAGAGAGGTCTCTGACTTTAGGTCAAGAGTGCCCTGTACTGAATCGTAATTCTAAAGAAAACAAATAAATCTAAAGAGAGAATCATGGACGATACATTAAATCAATTCAGACGCCGTTTGGCACAGATCAACGGTATCAAGCTGGATGAAGCAAAAGTATGGCATACTGTATCTTATGACTATGGCCCACATCAATCTAACGAAGTGCGTGTAAAAGCTCATAACGAAAAAGATGCTTGGAATCAAGCTATAAAGGCTGCGGCTAAAGTGGGGCATAAGTACATTTCACACAATTCGACTCACAAAGAAGGTCCTAAAGATCGGGAACAACCTAAACAGGATGAAAAATCTATGTCGGCAGCCGAGCGTCGCGCAGCGACTGCTAAACGGTTGGCCGACGTTGCACACACATATCATAGTTCAATGATAACTAGTCTTCAAAATGGTCATACATCATCTGACGCACATTTAAAGGCTATCGATGCCGTTACCGAAAAACACGGCCAGCGAGGATTAAATCATCTTCATAAGCATGTATCTCAACTTGGACCTGTCCACAGCGCACATCAATTTGATCAGCTAGAAAAAGCAGGTCTCCTCAAGCCCAGACGATGATCAATATGTTTTAATTCTAAGGAAAGAATCATGAACGACACATTAAATCAATTCAGACGCCGTTTGGCACAGATCAATGGTGTCAAGCTTGATGAAGCAAAATCAAAAGGTCCAGAATTTCTTAAAAAACAAGATGATTCATATCATAACATGGAACGTGCATCTGTACTAGCAATGTACCATGATGAAATGAGGAACAATATTAGAAACGGGTTATCAAGCAATATAGCACACAAAGAAGCCATGAATACAGTCGAGAATGAACATGGTCAGTCTGGAATAGATCATCTACATGGTCATTTTTCTGATCTAGCGAAGGATTATCGTTATTTCTGACTTAACTCATAATCCGGATTAAGATGCAGAAAATCAACGCAAAGCAATGCACCAACTGAGCTACGGTCACGATGAAGACTAAAGCATAGCATCGTGCATTGGGCCCGAAACCATGACAAACATGACAACAATCATTATGAACTAAACAACTGATATAAAATCTGTAATATATAATGGTATGGAATATGAAAATCCCTGGCTTTTAAACGAACAAATCTTTACATCAGAAATGATTAACACCCATGTGGGTTTTGTGTACAAGATCACAAATCTCCACGATGGGCGTTTTTATATTGGCAAAAAACTCTTTACCCGTGCTGGTAGAAAGCAAGTCAAAGGTAAAAAGAAAAAGATCCGAGTAGAATCTGATTGGAAGAAATACTACTCCTCATCCGATGAATTAAATGCTGATGTAGAAAAACTAGGCATTCATATGTTTCGTAGAGAGATACTTAGATTATGTAAATCCAAGAGTGAATGCACATATTATGAAGCAAAGTATCAATTTGAACTAGAAGTTCTACTGAAACCAACATACAATAAATGGATTGCATGTAAGATAAGAAGAAATACAAAGTTATACTCAACTGCAACACTATAAATATAGCGTACCAATAGTGACATGTCAAGGAAAATCGTATGAAATCGTTCAGGGAATATTTACACGAAGAAGATAATGAAAAACTAGCTGCGGGCGCACTCTTTCATGCACTAGATACGGGCAAATATGGTGTAGCTCTAAGATCAAAGATTTGCGATCAACCAAACACATACTCACCAGTCGGCGGTTCATCTGACACAAATGATAAAGACTTAAAAGCGACAGTCGTGCGTGAAGTTGGCGAAGAGATCGGTCATGAGATCACACCAGAACAACTTGAACCAATTCATGTGTTCAAGAAAAAGGGATTCCAATATCACACATACTTGTGCAAAGTACCAAAGCAAGATGATGTTCAACCAAAGCTAAATGATGAAAACGATAGATTCGATTGGTTTGAAAAACACAAGATGCCCAAAAACTTACATCCCGGATTCGCCGAGATGCTTTCCAAGAATATGCATAAACTTCCATAAGTCATCGAACGACGACAAATCAAAATGTCGTTGAACGATGACATGCGACAACTTGTCATCAGATAATTCTGTTGCACCGCACAATGATCTGCTATATACTATGTGTGTTGGCTCAATGGTGGGCGACGAAATAAGGAGGCGCACGATGTGGCCCTGGACAATGGAAGAGAATGATTATCTTTCCGAAACAAAGAAGACAGCTGAAGCATTTACGCATAAAATGCGTAGAATTGCATTGGATGTGACTGATGTTCAAGTTGATCTAGCATCAAAGATGTTTGGTCTGGTCAACAAGCACACAGATAACCTATTTGGAATCTACGAGAATGTGTTTAATAAGCAGGTTACCGATTATCGTAACGTCGTTCGTTCAGTTTGTAAGGAGTAAATCATGTTTTCTTTAGTAAAGAAGGTTGTAGGTAAGGTAAAAGAAATCGCAAAGAAGGTATTACATGCTCTAACGGAAGCAAATAAGAGACGCGCCGAGCGTGCAGTTCAATGGGAGCTCCGTCAGTATTACAATAGAGAATATGGTCATAGCTTTTTGGATAAGCATCCATATTACTCTGTTCATCGTCGCGACTAACACGCATACCTGGTATGCGGTGGATGCATGAAGAGGGGGGATTGACATCTCCCCTCTTTCCATTTATAGTGAGAACATGATTACTGTATTTGTTGGAAGCAAGAATCAGGCTGTCGGTCTGGTAAAGAATCACAATGCAACGCATTGGATCAGTCTTCTTGATCCCGGCGACAGGCAATTTGTACCTTCTGATTCGCGATTTGACTCAGTCAATCGTTTGTTCATGAACTTTGAGGATGTCACCAGAGATACTGATTTTGGTGCCCCCACAAGAGATCATGTTCAACGCATCTTGGATTTTACCAAGAATGTGAATGACGGCGTCATTGTGGTTAACTGTTTTGCGGGTGTGAGCCGTTCGACGGCAGCAGCATTCGCGATTCTGTTCCAGCATTATAGATGCATTGATACATCGGTTCAGATGCTTCTGAGTGTTCGTCCACATGCCTGTCCAAATCCACTCATCAGCAAATATGCCGATGACATTCTGGGATGCAATGGACGCCTCTTTGATGCGGCAGAGAAGATAGAAAAAGAGAGACTTTTACGGGTGTTTCACTAAGTCATTGAAATCATTACAAAAAAATAGTCCTTGACAATTGTTCGACACCCATATATACTGTGTCTTGTAAGTTGATTGATGAGGCAAAGCAAACATGAATCCAAACGAAACGTTGGAATATAGTTTTGAAGACGCTGTGAAAGATCCCACCCTTTGGGCTGGATATGAGCAGTGGTTGGATGAACTCTTCAAAGCCGCTGTCAATGATCCCACCTTGTGGGAAGAATATGAGCAGTGGTTAGATAAGCAAGCCAACATCTAGGACTTTGAACTCTGGCATGAGAAAAACGAATACCAGGGTTGATAAAAAAAGTCCTTGCGTTTTGAAAAAAAGTTTGCTAGAATGCAGAAATGATGAAACGAGACGACTAAATAGAGATTATGAAACATAGAACACTAAAACAGAATTCGATCCGCGTCACAACAAAGCCTGAATGGTCAGCCATTCAGCAAGCGGGTTTGTCTTGACTTCGTAGGGACTAAGTTCCTTCATATCAAGACAAGCCCTCCTCGCGAGGGTTTTTTTGTTGACAAAGTGATGGATACCAGATAGTATCTGATATCTGATAAACGCAACGAGGGCGTGACCTGCACTAGATTAGGTCGAACGGGCGGAACCGAGGATGAAATCTGCGGCGATAACGCAGAGAGTAAAAATCGGGAAACAAGTATCAGAAATGGTACTTGATTGTGTGCATTAAACGAAGCAGGGGCCGTGGCCCAGTAGGGCGGACTCGGCGGTTGTTTCGAATGATGCATACAATCAAGTATCATATCATAACGCAGAGTGGAGCAGAAGCAGCTCGTCTGGCTCATACCCAGAAGGCCACAGGTGCGAGTCCTGTCTCTGCAACCAATTTGTGCTAGATGACTTTCGGTAGTCTAGCACAACCAGGGTTCTATTCTATGAAGCCTAGCCAAGGTCGAGGATAGCTAGTTGGGTCACGCGAATCCAACGAAGTCGCAAATGAGCGGTGGCACCGACATTTGTGGAGCCCTTACATAGTTTCAATGGAGATTGCCGAGGTTGGCTCCTCAGCTGGTCTTGAAAACCAGGGTGACGTTAATTCGTCAATAGTTCGATGCTATCAATCTCCGCCATTATGTCCCCATCGTCTAGAGGCCTAGGATAATGGATTTTCACTCCATCAACGCCGGTTCAAATCCGGCTGGGGATACCAATTTTGCATGTTTTTGAAAGAAAATATGCCGTACCTATCCGCGAGAGAACAGACATAGCATGAGATAGGTCATGCATGTCACCGATTTAGCGCCAGTGGTGAAACGGTAGACACGCTAGTCTTAGGAACTAGTTTTATGGGGGTTCAAGTCCCTCCTGGCGCACCAAATACGGGGAATTAACTTAGAAGTAGAGTGCCTGCTTTACACGCAGGAAGAAGAGGGGCGGTACCTCTATTCCCTACCAATTGTCTAATTGAATCTATTAGGAACTTTCACGAATTATGGATCAGTGACTGGAATTGGCTATCAGTCTTGACTCTTAATCAAGAATATGTGGGTTCGAACCCCACCTGATCCTCCAAACAACGGGCCCTTAGTGCTAGTGGGAACACGTCGGTTTTGCATACCGAAATCAGGAGTTCGACTCTCCTAGGGTCCACTTCGGAAACTCTGATGTATAAATAGATCGTAAACCCTATTTACATCAGAGTTTCCCTTATGTATTATACCGTATATCAAATCATCAATAAAGTAAATGGTAAAGTTTACATAGGTAAACATATTACTAATAATTTAGATGATGGTTATATGGGTAGCGGTAAACTTATTCGATTTGCCATAAAAAAATATGGCATTGAGAATTTTGATAAAGTTATTATTGCCATCTATAATAATGAAAATATGATGAATGTTGTAGAAAAATTTCTGGCTGCATATGATCCAGAAACAACATATAATCTATGTGAAGGCGGTAAAGGTGGTTGGGGTTATGTAAATAAAACTCGCAATCACAAAGAGAATAGTCGTCGTGCAGCAGAATCAAGAGATTATTCTAAAATGAATAAATCTTACTCCAAAAATAATCAATGGAGTAAAACATGTAGTGCTAAAAGAAAACTAGATTGGGAACTAGGAAAATATACTTTTGTTCCTTCAACGAAGGGAATTTCTTTCAAAAAGAAAAAAGATAGTTCATCTGGAACTAAAAATTCTCAATACGGCACTATATGGATTACAAATGGTTCGAAAAATCAAAAGATCAAAATTACTGATGATATTCCTAAAGGATGGCATCGTGGTAGAGTTTGATCTTATTCAAGAGATGCGAGTGCAGATGCTGAGAAATCAGGTGCATACACCTAAGAGAGTCCGTCCTACGAGATCGGCAACCCCGTTCCAACGACTGGACAAGTAACAGCTATAAACTGCTGACTCCTTCTCCCGCGCGCCTAGATATGGGAGTAAATGAGTCCGATGAATGGAGCGGACTGCTCGCTACTAATATGGAGGCTATCGTCTAGTGGTTTAGGACGGCGGTCTGTGAATCCGCAGGTGAGGGTTCAATTCCCTCTAGTCTCCCCATCATCCTTTGATTAGCTTGTTCCTATATTTGTATTCCAAAATAGGATCATCTGCATAAGTGATGACACAATATTGAATTTCTTTTATGGCTTCTTCAACTGTAATGTTGAACCATTCGCCATGAGAACGTTTGAGTTTCAAATTCTTGTGAATGATATGCTCAAGAATTCTTGCTTTGGTTTTATCCACAGCTTCTTGATGAAATATCTGTAGTTTGTCACTATGACCCGTTTGCAGACTCTTTAGTCTTTGTTCACAGTCATGTGTGATACCTATCTTCACAGGCGTTTGTTTTGATGCAATTACATAGATATAATGTTCCATACAAGTATATATGTCCCTATCATCTAATGGTTTAGGATATTGCCCTCTCAAGGCAAAAATACGGGTTCAAATCCCGTTAGGGATACCAGTTTGTTGAGGAATTGTCTGGCAGAGACAACAGCTTTGGTATACCGGTATCAATAGCTGAGTTGGTTCAAATCCATCTTCCTCAGCCCTTTTGTTCATGTTGGGGAATCGTCTAAAGGTAGGACGGCGGTCTTTGGTACCGTCTATGGTGGTTCGAATCCATCTTCCCCAGCCATTTGCTGCCCTTTCGTCTAACGGTAGGACACTCGGCTCTGAACCGATTAGTTGTGGTTCGAATCCATGAAGGGCAACCAATATATCAGCGTAGTGTAACGGTAGCACGGCAGCCTCCAAAACTGCTTGTCAGGGTTCAAATCCTTGCGCTGGTGCCAAATCTTCCGATAGCTCAGAGAAAGAGCGACACATGCAGTGCGCGCTGAAACATGCGTGTGGTAGCGCGGTGGTTAAATTCCATCTCGGAAGACCCCTTTACATGGAGAGTGGGCAGGACGGTAATGCAGCGGTTTGATTCTTTATAAATAGTAGTATGGAGAAATTTATGCTACTATGTAACTACTGCAATAAAGAATGCAAAAATCAAAAATCTATACGCAGTCACGAATGGCTGTGTAAATCAAACCCAAACCATTCTGAGCATCCGCGCGGTCGCAAAGGAAAGCCCCCTTGGAATAAGGGAAAGTCGCTTCATTATGAAGTCGGCACAAAGGGTAGGCCTGGGACATTCAAAGGTCGCAGGCATTCCGAAGAAACAAAACTTAAGATGGCTGAAAGCAAGAATGCGCTTTATGCTTCTGGATGGGAGTCTAAGGCCGGAAGATGTCCAAAGTATGATTACACATCGCCGGTCGCAGGTACAATAAAAGTAGATGGTAGTTGGGAACTTGCCTTTTGCAAGTTTGCTGACAGAAATAATCTGACATGGAGACGTAATAAGAAACGCTTTCCATACGTCAAACCAGACGGTAAAGTCTCAACATACCAACCAGATTTTTATGTTGAAGAATGGAATGCTTATGTCGAAATAAAAGGGTATGAAACTGACCTTGACAAAGCTAAGTGGGCTCAGTTTAATGAGCCATTGATAATTTTAAGAAAAAAAGAAATTGGAAAGTTGGATGAGCTGGTTTAAATCGACACCCTGCTAAGGTGTTGTTCGTAGTAATACGGACCGTGGGTTCGAATCCCACACTTTCCGCCAAATTAGTGCTTGACAATACCAAGCACATAGCGTAATATGCACATATTGATGTTTGACATTCAAATAAAGATTGCCCCCGTATCTCAACTGGACAGAGAGGTCGGTTTCTACCCGAACGGTTGTGGGTTCGAGTCCTGCCGGGGGCGCCAGTTTCTAGTAAGGGGTTTGATGCGGAACACTATTTATAGTGTTCCGATAGGGATCAAGGGTCTTGCTAGAGAGCCATTCACACTCTTACTGTTTGTTGGTGAAGGTTTGAAAGTAAACAGTACCATTTCTAGGGTGATCGGCCCGATAGGATCTTCGATCCCGGACAGCCCGAGCCACCTAGAGACCTTTCGCTCTTTTGTTGCTTGTTAGCGAATTGGAGTCAAGAAGCAAATACGTTCCAGTCTGTGTGGGGGATTGGAAAAGAGATCAATGGTAAGATGCGACGCTCTTACTATAGCCCACACCAAATATTCCAACTTAGCTCAATGGTAGAGCCTTCGGCTGTTAACCGAATGGTTGCTGGTTCGAGTCCAGCAGTTGGAGCATGGGCGCCTAGAATACTTACATAGCGATATGTAAGACTGTGTAAGCATTCTAGGGTCAGCTTTAATCGATACCACACGATGCGGTTTCATCGCCTGCGTCTCATAAGCGCGGAGCTTCTGGTTCAACTCCAGAGTGTGGTACCAAGTTGTGTGTGAAGACCGATTGGCCAATCGGCGAGACGGAACGCGCGCGGCCTAGAGGTTCGATTCCTCTTGCAATCTGAAAATGGTTGCGTTGGTGGCGGTACGATGGTTCGACTCCATCTTCGCACACATTCATATATGACATATTGTGCTTGACAATGAATCACATATGATGTATTATTCAAACAATGATGTTTGAAAATTGAATATACCTCCGTAGTTTAGCGGTAAAACACCCGTCTTATAAGCGGCATCGTCTCCAGATTAGAGAGCGTCAGTGGTTCGAATCCACTCGGAGGTACCAATTTTAGCATCCAAACAATTTTGGACTGATAGCTCAATTGGTTAGAGCCCCCAGCTCATAACTGGGTTGTTCCAGGTTCAAATCCTGGTCGGTCCACCAAATACGCTTGTCTAGTTCAATGGCAAGAACATCCACCTCGTAAGTGGGAAATCGCGGCTCAATTCCGCGGGCAAGCACCAAAATCATGCTTGACAATAAGTCAGACATGGTGTAGTATACAAATAATGTTGTTTGACAATTGAATATGTGACGTTTAGTGTAGTGGTAGCACGGAAAGTCCGAGACACAGTAATGTGGAGTAGGCATCCAATGTCTAGCAATGGTTCGATTCCATTAACGTCACTCTTAATTTATATTAGCCCCTTTAGTTAAGTGGCTC